AGCTTGTCCTTGTTTTGCTCGACTGCGATCCGCGTGGCAAAGATCGAAAGATTCTTTTCGCTCGTGCCGAATGAGCGGTTGCTATAAGCGTTGCCGGTTGCGAAGTTGTAATTATCGTACAGTGCCGGCACGAGGTCATTCGTCGAGCCAGGCCCGGGCAATGTCGACGTGCCTCGGGTCGCTTGCGACTTGACCGAGTATGGCAGCATCAGGTCCGAGTCGGTTGTGATCTTATACTTCAGCGACACGTTATCGTCACCCATCAGGCCGAACGAGCCGCCCTGGATTCCTCGCACGAGTTCGCACGCTGTAACGCTCATATAGATGCCACCGATGGTACGAACATTTGTTTAACGGCTTCGATTAATTCAACGCGATGCTCTTGCGCTTTTTCGGCCAGCTTCAACTGCTTGTCGTCCGTCTTGTTCAAGTTCGCTCGCAATGCTGCCCGACCCGCGGCTGTGCCTCGCTCTAGGATGTCACTGTTTTGTCCGAGCGGCTGTTGTGATTGAATTCGTGCCTTCAATGCGGAATATTCTCTCTTTTGCCGTTCATTAATTGACATGGCAGAAAATCCGCCGATCGTCTGCCGATTCAAAGAACCAGTCAACGATCCGGCCATTGACCGATATGTCGATCCTGTAATTGCATGCTGAACGCCTTCGGTTAAGCGATTCACTAATCCGCTCAGCCCAGACGCCGCAGGTTTTGGATCACCTTTAGACCCTGAAAGTAGCCCAATCATATCAGCCGGAAAAACTGCATTGACTTTCGCGGATGCTCCTAGCGACATTGGTTTTCTGACATCCACGCCACGACGCATGAAACGATCGTCTTCACGGGACACACCAAAATCAGTTGCCGGCAATTTGGTTTTGCCTCTGGAAGGATTGACGATCCGAGCCACTTGTCTATCCGTAAAATCAGAAGCCGTTTTGTAGAGTTTCCAAATCGATCGCACTGGTTCTAAAATTGCATTTGGTCGTGATGGCTTATTTGTTTTTTCTCTTTTGTAATCTGTATACATAATCAAGAATCCCTGTAGCATCTCAGCAGCCGCCGGCGCGATGTTGATTGTTAGTTCGTTTTTCGCACCGCCCCAAGCTTCTTGCAATCGCGTTATGGCATCGTTCATGTCCTCAACTTTCTTCAGTTGCTCTTCACCAATTGCGATGCCGAGAATTTTTGCTTCGTCGGATAGGTGACGCAAACCGGTTGAACCCTCTTTCAATACGTTCCGCAAACTGGCGGCCCGAGTTCCGAAGATGTCCATGATCGCATTTAGTGCCTGTGTGTTATTACCGACCTTGTTGACAGCGTCAGCGATCGTACCAAATTGCTTTTCTACAGACATCATCGACAACTCTTGAGCGTTGATCCCAAGCCGTCTGAAAGCGTCGGCAGCCTCGCCGGTCCCTTCCGCCGCTTCCGCAATTCCTTGCGTCATTCTCAACAGGCCCTTGTCGAGTGTATTAACCTCGACACCGGCAATCCTGGACGCATGGGCTAATCCAGCGAACTCTTTTGACGCAATGCCGATCTTCGCGGATGTTTTGGCAAGCTTGTCGAGTTCTTGGGCCGTCTCACCAATGACGCCTGCAAGTCGTCGGATCCCCTGTATGGAAGCATAAGCACCAATTGCCGCGATTGCAGTTTTGAATAGATTCGCCGATGCTGATGTCTTTTTGAATTCACCACGAGTCTTCGCCATACCTTTTGAAAAGTTCTTCGTGTTCGCGTTGACGTTAACCGTCATCGCACCGATAACTGTGCTGGCTGCCATTAGTGTGCCCTAGCTTCCATCGCAGCGACGAAGCGGTCGATGCTGCCGTCGCTATCAGATTCTGGTTTGTCTGTTCTCATTTTCGGCGGCAAGTAAAGGTCGATGTCGTGTAGTTCCTTCGGGTCTAGCTTCCCGCTGCCGAATCGCGATGCCATCACTGCAAACTCGTTATGGATCGTCGAAGCGATTATCGCCGCTTGGTTCCATGCGTCACCGTCGAACACGCCTAGCCGATCCGCAGCACACCATTCAGCGAATTGCTGCGGTGTCATCTCATCCAGCATCGCGTCAACGTCTAGGCAACCGACACGACTTGCGAGCCGATAAGCTGCTCGTCTTCGCCAGTTGCCTTTGAGTTTTTTTCCGCGTCGTCATCCAGCACCATCGAGCTAATGCCGATATGCTTCTCGATCTCATCGTATGCGGCCGCAGTAAACCGGCTGTCGTACCCTGCGATCTGAACCGCTTCGCTGTCCTCGTAGAGTCGCAACCCATCGGCATCAACGAACGTCATCGCAATTGTGCGGGCCTTATGCATCTTGACAGCTTGCGACCTATCCTTGTCATCCGCGTAAACAATCGCGTATTCCAGCTCCGCTCGTTCGCCCTCGGTCAATGACCGGATGCGAAACGTGCCATACCCTTGGATTACAAACGTATGGTATCTCCGCTCGCCCGCCACCTCGGCCAGTGCGTATTTACTCGTGAGCATCTATTCAGCCACTCCTTGATTGTAGAACGCTGTGCAATCATCAATTCCCAAGTGCTGGGCAACAGCCACCTCGACGAGTCGCCGGTCGCTTTCCGATATATTCTCCGTAATCACCGGGTACTTCCCGAAAATGAAACCGACGTTCTTTCGTAACAGAAAGATATGATCGACCGGGCCGGCTTTGGCGATACGAACAACCACTAGAGAGCCACTGCCCCAGTCCACACGGGTGGTAATGTTTTGCCGTCTGGGACGAACTCATAACTACCCATAATCCGCTCGTTGTTGGCCGCACCATCGATCCCGGTCTCTCGAAAAAAGCCCGACATTCCCAGCGTTGGAGCGGCTGTGTCGTCCGTGTTTGGTTTTGGGAATGTTATTAACATGTAACCCGGGGTCTGTTTTGTCGGGAATGGAAAGGTTCCATTCGTTCCATATCCAGACCAATTTACCTCCATAGTAATCGGAGCGAACTCCAACAGATCGCCCGGGCATTTCTCGGTGTATACAGATGACAGGCTAGTGTCATCCACCTCGGTCCCGCTTTCCGTCAGTGCACCGAGTGACTTAATAGCCCCGATCACAACGGTTGTCGTGTCTTGTATGTCGGGTGTCGTTTGATCATCGAACGTTCCGAAGATCACCACAGTGCCGTTACCTGTCATGCATCCCATACTCGTGCTCCTTATTTACAGTGCGGTTACACCCGACTGTGAGTGATGGATTAAAAAATCGGTCGTGTAACCGAATAGCCAATTGTCCGATGCGTCCGTTGGAGCCACCGGCGTTATCATCCGTTCGTTGATGATCGTCGTACCCTGAATATCCAGCGTTCCCATCGCACCGCGATACTGAGTCAATGCAAGTCGTAGCCACTCAGTCGCCGCTTCGATTATTCCACCCGGTGAATACTGATCTTGCCGTCCCCATATCGTTAGGTCGACGGTGCTGGGAACACACGTTGGCTCACCGTAAAGGTCGTTGTATCGTTCCGACGACAGACGCAATAATGTCATCGATGGTGTCAGTGATTCTTGCGGTCGGCGTCCGATCCAAACGCGATTTCCGATCGCACCGGCCAAGCTATTCCGAGCCGTGTTCCGGGCAGTTTGCGTCTGATTACCATCGGAAGGTGTCGTCAAAAACGTATGCAATGCGATTTCGATCATCGTTTTTCACGCCCGATCTTCGCGATGCCTTCGCGGATTCGACGAGCAAACATCAGCTTGACGCGTCGGGCATTTCCGTAAAGTGCAGGCCTTAGGAACGGATCGCCGTCGGGAAGATACTTCCAACCGAGTTCCATAAACTTGGCATAGAACGGCATCCCCTCGGCAAAGAAATTGCTACCGCCAGTGATACCATGCCCGACCGAATTCTTATTCGATCGACTCCGCGGCCGAGCCCGTACCTTGATCGACTTTTCCAGTTCGCCCGTGTCATGCGGTGCCAATCTCCTGGCATCAGCTGCCACGTATTTCGCAGCTTCACGCGTCGCTGATCGCATGATCTTCGTCCGCAACTTCGGCTCGAATGACGCCAGCTTGGCATCGAGCTCCTTCACTCCGGTAATAACGAATGTCTTGGCCATCAGAGGTATGTCACAGTATAAGGACCAAGGGTTGTCACACCACCGTCTAATGTGACGTAAACGGATGCCGGAACCGTCCAGTCGTCGGGGTACTCGATCGGAACCGTCAGACCACCGACCGTCTCGTCATCGTCGGCAACGTAGTTTGGATCAATGCGTGCGACACCAACAAATCCCTGATCAATTGCATCGATAACAAGAAAACGATTCCGCGTATCAAGGTTCCGAATGCCATCAATATGGAACACGCGATCGCCATGAATGAATCTCATTTTGTCACGTAACGTCGATCGGTATCGAACCACGACAGTATGTGTAACCGTTGTTTCAACACGGTCGGCCGACTTCTTGTCCGCTGCGGTAAGTGGTTCGATCGCTGCAAACGCTGTCAACTCGTCGTCCCACTGATCCGCTGGGAACCCGGTCAGGAAGTCGTCAGTAGGCTGGCGACTTTGGAACGTGATCCGATGGCGTAATGTTCCGGCCCTCATGCGGTTACGCTCCAAGTTCGCTCGATTCCCTCGTACGCTGTCCACTCGTCACCGAGTTCGTATCGAGCTGCAAGATCAAATATATTCTGAGGCACTGCGGCCGAGGTCTTCGTGCCTGTCATCTCCGTAGTTGAGTCGTCGCCCCGATGCTCAAACCGATGCGTGACTAACATGAGTATGGCACCCTTCAGGCCCGCCGGCACTTGTGCGGCCGTGCCGTATCCGACGGTATATATGATCTCAATTGCATCGCTGCGAGCGTACGAAATTGGAAAGGTCGTCGTTGACGAAATGACAGCCGGCTCCTGATTCGAGTCGACACGATACAACGCAGAATCAAGCGTTTGTTGTGCATTGTCCGGGTCGTAATACTTGATCGACGTTACCGATTGAGTCCGACCGAGTGGCAGCCATAAAGTTGGCGGCCAGCACGGCATCGTAAATCGGTACGTTGCCGTCACGATTTGCCGATCGATTAAACCCTCAATCTGCTCCGTTGCCCCATCAATTAGCATTTGAATGTCAGCATCGATAGTATCCACGTCGAGACGAGCATGTAGCTTCGCCTCTGCCGTGGTAACTGGCGACGTTGCTGGGGCAACGGTTTGTCGCAGGCCATACACTTATTCATCCCCGTCAACGAAGTAGTATATGTCCACATCACCACCGTCGAGTGCCGTGTTGAGCGTCGCACCGTTAGATGCCAAGACCGTGGCACTCACGGTGACCGTTGGTGC